TTATTTTTAAAACACTCTTGTAATACACTTTTACTAGGTAGTTTTACACCTTTTTCTTTAGCAACTATAATACACATATTATTCCTCTCCTTCTACACTTGTATTGTTATTTGTTAATAAACTATTTAACTTATCTAGTTTAGTTTTTGCTGTATCATATAAATTTTGTAATTTAGTTTTTATCTCACACTCAAACCAGTTATCAGTTATTATGTAATTAACACTCTTTAATAATTGTTTGTAATATTCAATAGGGTTATATTCACTATTATTTGTTATATAATTTTCATAACACTCTTCTATCTTTTTATCATTTTTGTCAAAAACACTACATTTTACATCATTAATTCTATTACATAAAACATTATTTACTTGACTTAATATATTAAATGTAAATGATAAGTCCTCATTATTCAAATCTATTGTTTGTGTTGTTTCTTTTGCAATATCACTTAATTCTTGTAATGTATCAGTCATGTCTTTTTTACATTGTTCTTTAATACTTTCATATTTATTCTTTTTAGTTTCTAGTTCTTTCATAACATTTTTTGTTTCGTCATTTAAATGTTGACTATTATAAATATTTCTTAATTCACAATATGCTTGAATATATTCATTTCCAGACATATTGACTACATTGTCAAAACTTATTTTTCTAGTTTCTTTTGTCTTAATTGTTCTAACTAGACTGTCAACTAACTCTAAACTAGCCATCAATGTCTCAAACTTTAATGTCCCTTTAAATATTCTTATTTCTATTGTGTTTCTATTTCCTAAGTTAATAGCAATATTATGACTTGAATTATTTTTAGCAAAGTCTTTTAATACTACACTTGACTTTAAATATCTTTTATCATAATGACACTTATCTCCTATAAATTCACACCAGTAAAAGTCTTTACGTCTACTAAAATTCTTTAATTCGTCTTTAAATGTTTCAAAAAACAATGTTAATTTTTGAATATATTTATCCTCATTATCTTTAAAATAGTTTCTACTAAAATGAATATGTAAACCACAATATGGGTTATTATGAGCTGTAAAGCCATTATCTATTAACATTTGATAGATGTCCTCATATTTAGTTTTATTCTCTTTAATAAAAGGCATTGTGCTAGGTTGACTTATCATTTCAAAGCCATCGTCCTCACTATCTCCTATTGAGCCATCATGTTCGAATACAAACTCTAGTTCTGGATATTTTTCTCTTATTAAATAAGCCATTTCACCATTTGAAATACGTCTTTTATCGTTGTAAACCTCACTCTCCCAGCCAAAATATAGTAAGTCGTCTTTTGTTATTCCTTCTTTTAGTTCACTATCTAAGTATTTAAAATTGATAGGTATGTCTCTATCGTGATAACCTCTTATAATGTCTCCATCATAATCTTGCATATTATCATAACAACTATCACAATAACTACAGTCTCCGTCCCAGTGCATATAATAGTCCTCACTAAACCTACAGCCACAATTATCACAATAGCCATAACTACCTCTATCTATGCAGTCTCCACATACATAGTCTCCAGTATCCTCTAGAAAGTAAACGTCCCCCCTCTCAAACTCTTCTCCACAATCTCTACAAGTATACATTTAAATCACTCTCCTACTATTTGGACATTTCTAGTCTCTTGTACTAGTGTCCTATTCAATGTATTTTTGTAAAACTATGCTTTTAAAAGCATATTGAAAGAGACAATATTTTAAATATTAAAATTCGTCCTCTTCGTCTATTTCGTTTGTAAACTCTATATCGAAATTTACTCTTGCATAATGTTCTACATCATCATCACTTAACCAGTAAAAAATGTTTTCAATTTCACTTGGTATCTCATAACCTATTTCGTGTAAATAGTCTAAAAAAGCATCTGTATATTGTCTAGGGTTTCCCTCTTCATAACTTAATTTTATCATTTTAAATCACTCTCCTATTATTTTATTATTGTCTCTTTTAATATACTCTTAAAAGAATATATTGTAGTTTATTTATTATTTTTATTCACTACTAACTAAATATAAAGAACTTTAGTCTTATTGACTTAGTGCTGGTCTATACACTTTTTATAAGGTAGACTGTCCCCAGTCTTTTTTGTGATAGAATTATCCCTTATAAACCCACCAACTACGAGCGTGGTTGCCCTCTATACTAGCCACTCAATACAAGTTATTATTTTATATAATTTCAAGTAGTATAGTAATACAATTTACTTTTAAATTGATAAATTATTATGCTACAAGTTTCCTATAAAATAGACTTGTTTTCTTTTACGTTTCAATTATAAAATTATCTTTTATTTTCACATTGTCTTGTTGTAATTATAGTCTCTTGGGCGACAAGCCCTTCTTCTACACGCAATTATAAAATTGCTTTTTTTAATAAGTGCTTGACTAATTCAATACTACTTTATTATGATAATTTTATAATATCATAACTTTGTGTTTTATCACCTCTTTTAATTTGTAAGTCCTTTGTCCTCTTGACTGATTTAATTATAACATATTTTTAATTGAATTGCAATATTTTTTAACTTTTTTATCTTTTTTGCTTGTTTTAATGTGTCCAGTCTAGTGCATATATATCTTTTTAACTGGTAATTAGTCCAGTATATAGATATATCACTTTTGTGTGGTAATTATTGCCCTTTGTCGAAACATACTCTATAATATTTTTACACTAACAAGCTTTTTTAATATAAAGTTGTTAATATCACAATTCAATTTTCAAATATCACTTTTTGCAAGTCCCTTTGTCCTCTTGACTGATTTAATTGTACCACCATACAAAAACAAAGTCAAGCAAAAAATAAAAAAAGTTTTTTCTAATTTTTACAAAAACGTCTCAAAGTGCCGAAAATACTGGGCTTGAGGGCTGTAAAAAATTTTTGTTTTTTGTAAAAGTTCAAAAAGTTTTTTAATATGTGTGCCAGTGGCTAAAATGTATATATTAACAAAAACAACTTTTTTATATATATTATATAAATATTTATATAGATTTATATATTTTGTATAAAAAACTTAATTTTTCCAAAAAGTAGAAAAAGCCATTTTTACCCTCAAAATGTATCAAATTTGATACAAAAATAAGTTAATAACATATATATATATATATATATATATGTTATTAAAATTGAAATGGGTATATAATGGGTTATGGTAGGACTATGTTATCTGTATCAAAAATGATACATAGATATATAGGGGTGGGCTTTGAACTGGTTTTTGTGGTATGGGAGAGAGTGTATGGGGTATTATAATAGTATTCAATAACAAACTCTCTCTATATTAAAATCTATACAAAAAAATCTATACAAAAAAAATCTATATTGAAAAAACCACTCACTTATGTTATAATATAAATGTAAGGATAAATCACATCCTTCACATATAAAATATAGAGGGACAAATACCTATTATTTGTTCAAGAGGCGAAAAGCCTCTTTTTATTTTATATATTATGTGATATAATAGACACATAAAGGAGGGTGAGATATATGGATAAGAGTTCTGACCTATGGGGGATAATAAGTTTATTGAAAAAAGTAATCATAGGGGCTTTTGTGGTTATAGTCTTATTAGTAATTAGCTTCCTAATATATTTAGGTAAGACACATAAAGACACCCAAGAGGTAATAAAAACTACAGGTGTGTATAACTTAGTCAATAGTGAGAACGGAGAAATTGTAGCTACAGACCTAACACCTGAGGACATACAAAAAATAGTGGAGCTAATAAATGGCAACAATTAGGATAATAAAAGTAAGGGGGACATTTAATAAGAATAACCCAAAAGTTATGTATTTTCATAAGAAAAATTTTGACAACTATACAACTAAGAGATATGGTAAGTATAATGTAACAGTAGTTGGAGAGAAACAATATGAGAGGTTTTGGGACAATAAGGAGAAAGCATACCGTGCTACGTTTAGATTTCACAAAAGCTGAGCACCATAAGATACTTAATGAGGCTGGGTTCACAGGAAGGCAAAGGTCCATATATTTAAGACTAAGAGATGACTACCCTTATGAGAGACAGAGTATAGTGAGAATTGCAGATGAGATGCACTTAGGCACTGCTACTGTATCAAGGGAAATAAAGAAGATACAACTTAAGATAGTTAGACTGATAAAATAATGATAAAAAGATGGTAAGTTTAGCCATCTTTTTTATTTTACAATAGAGTTAGAAGGAGGAGATGTTATGTATAATAACCCTTATTATAATGCACAAAATAGTATGGACAGGATAGATGGACAAATTAGAGACTTAGAGAACATGAGAAATCAACTACAAAGAACAATTAATCAACAACCATCTATTAACCAAACTTTTCAATTAACACCTAATAATAGTGGTGTAAGACTTGTGGGAAGTGTGGAGGATGTAAACAAAGAGTTAGTCTTTGCAGATAGTATATTTATAAGTAGAGACTTCAGTAATATGTGGATAAAGAACACAAAAGGTGAGGTTAGACATTTTGACATAAAGGAGACATTAGAGAAAGATGAGAAAGACTTACTTATAGATGAGCTAAAGTCTCGCATTGACAAACTAGAAAGAGGTGAGAAGGATGAAGAACCAAGGACTTCTGACACTATTACAGAACCAATACAAGAGTAAATTTCCAGGGGTTTTTGACAACTTTGAGCAATTAAGAAGAGGAAATGTTGACCCTATGGGGGTTTTGGGTCAATTAACTAGTAAGTTTTCACCAGAGCAAATGCAAGGGTTTATGAGGACAGCCAAGAGCTTTGGTGTACCTGATGAGGTGTTAAACCAATTACAAAATGGTATCAACCCTAGAGGGTGATATAAATTATAGAAAGGAGAATGATGTATGAACGGAAGTAACGGAATTGTTCCAACTGTGGACTTAGCTACTAACTCATATCCAATGTATGGTAATGGGTTTGGTGGTGGTTTCTTTGGTGGAGATGGTATCTGGGCTTTAGTACTATTAGCACTACTATTCGGTAATAACGGATGGGGTGGTTTTGGTGGTAATGGGTTCAACAATATAGCAACTACAGACTATATTAGTTCTGAGTTCACACAAAGAGATGTTAATGGTGGTTTTCAAAATACTAACAACTTAATCTCAAGTGGGTTTGCAAATACTGCAACTAGCATTTGTGGGTTAAAGAGTGATGTATTAGAAAATAGATATGCTGCACAATTATCAGCATGTAACACTCAAAGAGACATTTTAAATCAAACTAATGAGTTGAACACTAATTTACTAACTTCAGCTTTACAGTCACAAGCTAAGATGGATGAATGCTGCTGCACACTAAGAGCACAAGGAATTGAGAATACTCAAAAAATTCTTGATGTTCTAAATCAAAACACTATTGATGACTTAAGAAGTCAAGTTAATGATTTAAAAAATACAATTACAGCAACAGGAATAGGTACTAGCATTGTGAACCAAGTTAGACCATATCCAGTACCAAGTTATCTAGTTAGTTCACCATATCAGTCATTATATAATGGCTTCTATGGTTCTAACTGGTATGGAAACACAATTATATAGTAAGAGGTCTGTGGACTTAGCTCAAATGAGAACTTGCTAATTTTAAGAGAATAGGCAAGTCCTATTCTCTTTTATTTATGAAAGGAGAGATTTTATGATACAAAGTACTCAAGAACAAGAACTTGTTTTAACTTCAAACACTGCACCAATAACTTTTGCTGATACTGACCTTAGAACTGGTAGTGCCAACTGTTTTAATGGATGGCTTAACCACAATGAAGGAAGTGCTACATTTAACTTAGTCATGGGTGGTATTTATGAGATTAGTTTTAATGCAAATATCACAAGTGCTACTGCTGGTAGTTTAGCATTAGCAATTTTTGCTGATGGTGTACAACTTAATGGTACTGAGATGAATACTGTTATAGCTGCTGCTGGTGACTATGAAAATGTAGGTGTTGACAAGTTAGTTAGAGTTTGTGGAAGAGGTAGTGTTACTATTACTGTAAATAGTTTACCAACTGTTACTTATGATGGAACACCTGAAGATACACAAATTCCAATTATTAAGAATGCTGATATTATGATTAAGAAATTAGCATAATGAATAAAAATAATTATGTTGATAATTTATCTTTAGTATTTCAAACAATTAGTTTAATTCTTTTATTTAAAGATTATAACAATAGTGATTTAATGAACGAACTTCAAAATCAAGATACTAATTATTTAGAAAAGATAATAAAACAAAATGAAGAAATACTAGAGTTATTAAAGAAAGGAGATAATTATGGATAGAATGATGTTAGAGGATATTAAACAAATCGTTGAAAAGCCTCTTGAAACAATAGTAAAAGATGGTGTTAGTGCTAGTAACTTAGATTATCTTTATAAATTAATAGATATTCAAAAGGATATTGCAAATATAGAATATTGGGAAGCAAAGGAGGAAAAATTTATGAGATATGGAGAATATGGAAATTATGGTCGTGGTAACTATGAAAGAAGAGCCAGAGATAGCAGAGGTAGATATATGGGACATAGACCAGAAGATAGAATAGATGAAATGTACATGAATTATCAAGCATATTCAGAAGGTAGAGAAGCCTATGGTAGAAGTGGAAATTATAGTGCTAAAGAAGATAGTATGATGTGTTTAGAGAGTATGCTTGAAAGTATGGTAGATTTTGTTAAAATGTTAAAAGAAGAAGCAGGTTCTCAAGAAGAAATTGAATTAATACACAAACATATTAAAAAGTTAAGTGAAATGTAGTGTATAAGTTCTATAATGCTAATGTTCATGGAAATTTTGTAAATGACTGTGTTGTAAGAGCAATAGCCGTTGCAGAGTGTAAAACTTGGGATGAAGCTTATGATAAATTAAGTGATTTAGCCCAAGAAGAAGGAATTTTACTTGATGACGTAAAATTTGTTGAAAATTATTTAGATAATAATTATGTTAGAGTTCCTCATTATTCTAAAACTGTTGGGGAATTTGCAGAAGAATACCCAACAGGTACATATTTAGTGACTATGCCAGGACATATTACTGTGATTATTCAAGGTAAGGTTTATGATATTTTTGACTGTAGGAATAGGACAATGTGGTGTGCTTGGAGAGTAAATAAAATATGTGACAATTTTAGGAGAAGTTAATTCTCCTTTTATTGTGTTTTTGTAAAATATATGATATACTTTAGGTAGTGTATGGTAGAATTTGCCAGTTTTATTCATTTTTTGGTAACCTCCTACTTCTAACATACACTTTCTCCTTTCTGTCGGGAACATTTGGTGTAATGTTCCCTTTACTTTTGTATAATTTTAGGTTATAATTAAAATGGACTGAGAGGTCCAGTGTTTATTTTTTGGGTTTTCTTAACCACCAAAAACATAGGAATAGTTATATAACTATTCCCTTTTTTATTATTTTGTGATAAAATTTAAGTGTAAGGTGGTGAGAAATTGACAAAAAAAGTAGAAAAAACGTCAGAAGACAACAATGAATTGGTAAAAATGATTAAAAATGACGAAAAATTGAAAGAAAAACCTGATTTTCGTATGCAAATGATAGCACTTGCTGAAATGTTTATGGAAGATTTTGAAGGTAATATGTATAAAACTTCTATAGAATTGCATTCTTTACCACTTCCTTATAGCGGATATAGTATAGATGCTTGGAAAGAGTTTCTAAATTATCCAATAGTTAGAAAGTATATTAAATCTTTCAGAGATGAAAAAATAAACATGATGGCTGAACAAGGTCTTGCAGAAGGAGATAAAAGTGCTGTTAGCATTAAAAAAGCTATGCAAGAGGGTGGACCAGCAATTAATAATTCTAATATAGTTTTAATAAGACTTCCAGAAAAGAAAGACTGGGATGAATGATGAAAGTAGAAGAATTAAAATTTCTAGAACACTCTGATGATGGTTATAGGGTTTATGAGTGTCCATTATGTGGTGGAAAGGTAAAAGTCCATGATAGTGTATTTTATGGAAGATGTGATACTTGTCTTACTACATTAATTGATTATAAACCAGCTCCTCATCAAGTTGCATTTCACCAAAGTAAAGCTAAATTTAGATTAAATATAGGTGGCTTTGGTTCAGGAAAAACTACTATGGACGCTGCTGAGATAGCAACTCATGCTTTAGGCGTGGCAAATGGTAGAACATTAATAACTGCTCAGACATTACAACAAATAAAAGAAGCAGTTTTACCAGAACTTGAGAAATTTATACCGCCTTGGTTCATAGTTAGACAAACAAAAACACCATTACCAAAATATACTTTAACAAATGGACATGAAATTATAGTATATGCTAGTAATGATGAAGAAAAATTAAGGTCTTTAAACTTAACAGCTTTCTGGATAGTTGAAGCAAGTGGTGTAGATTATGATATATTTATACAACTTACAGCACGTTTAAGAAATTCTGCTGCTATAATTAAAGACAAAGAGGGTAAAGAGGTTGAACACAACTTTATTGGTTTAGTAGAAAGTAACCCAGAAGATGGTTGGATAAGAGATGAGTTTTTACTTCGTTCAGATAAGATTTTTGCTAGTAAGCATGTTGATACTAGTTCTTATGATAAGTTAAAAGTCAAGACACCTGAAAAATCTTATCACTCATTCTTAAGTGCAACGCCAGATAATAAATACTTACATAAAACATTTATACAAGATTTGTGTGTTGGAAAAGATGAAAAGTGGATAAGAAAATATATTTATTGTTATCTAGAAGTAAAAGAAGGTGCTGTTTATCCAGATTTTAAAGACTGTCTTGTTGACCCTTTCCCAATACCAGATAATTGGTTGAGAATATTTGGGTTTGATAAAGGTTGGTCTGATGAAACTTGTTTATGTTGTGGAGCTATAGATAATAAAAAAGGTATTTGTTATATTTATGATGAATACTATGAAAGAGAAAAACCTATGACATATCATGCACGAAGAATAAAAGAAAAGGTTTTTGGGCTTCCACTATATAAAAATATAATTGCTGACCCTTCTGTTAGAAATAGAAATGATAGAGACGGTGTATCATATAGAGATTATTTTCATCAGGTATCAGGTCTATGGCTAGAAGAAGGAAATAATTCCATCTTTGATGGTATAGAAAGAGTTAGAGACTTTATGTACCAAGGAAAACTCAAAGTGTTTATTAGTTGTGTAAATTTAAAAGATGAAGCACAAAGATATTTATGGAAGAAAGATAAAGATGGAACTATTAAGGACGACCCAGTAGATAAACATAATCACTTAATGGATGCTATGAGATATATGGTAATGGCTTTACCTACTGATTTAAGAGAAGTAAACGCCACACCAGATATTAATAAGAAAAGTATTTTAGATAGAATTAAGTTTCAAGATAGTTACGAGCATCCTAATGATGGTGAAGGTGGTGTTTATGGTATGGGATATTATGATTTATAAGGAGGTATTTTATGGACAAAGATGTTGAAAAATTCATCAAAGACATATCAGAAAGAGTTTCAAAAATTGAACTTATTTGTCAAGATTTAGGAAATAGAGTTGACAAGTTGGAAAATGGTGAATATGGTACTGGTGTTTACTTAGATGGTTGTAATGAAGCCGATATTGAATACATAACTGATAAAAGTGTTAAGAAAGAGCATGAATAATGAAATATATAATAATGTGTGGTGGAGATTATGATTTTTTTGAAACACCAAAACAATTAACTATTATTAATGGTGAGACATTAGTTGAAAGAACTATAAGATTATTAAAAAATAATGGAATTAACGATATATTTATTTCTAGCAATAATTCTATATTTGACAAATACGCTCCTAGATTAGAACATTTAAATTCTTATAAAACTGATAGTAAAGTAGTGTATGGTTATTGGTTAGATGCTTATTACCCAATGGACGAACCATGTGTATATTTACATGGAGATGTGTATTATAGTGAAGATGCAATTAAGACTATTGTAAATTATAAAACAGATAGAAATATCTTTATTGGTAATGAAGTTGCTAAAAATAAAGAACATCATAATTGGGGAGAACCTTTTGGTTGGATAATAAATAATCAAGAGATATTTAGAAAAGGAATTGATTTATGTAAATACCTTCAAGATATTGGAAGATGTGAAAGAGGTTATGCTATTAGTTGGGAATTATATAGAGTGTTAAATGGACTAGATATAAACAAACAATATATTCTTGATGATACTTATTTATCTATTAATGATGAAACTATAGATATAGACCATCCTTGGCAAATAGAGGAAATGCAAAACAAATTAGGAAAGCAGGTGAATGATGAAAAAGAAGAATGAAGAAGGAAATGTTGAGACTAGAACAACTTTAGCAGAGGAGCTTTTAAAATCTAAAGATTATATTGAAATGTATGATAAAGCATACAATTTTGATAAAACTAGATTTGAAGCCTATGCAGAGTTAATGGCTTTTTATCAAGGTAATCAACATTTACTTAAAAAATATAAAACTGAAAGACCTTGGGTTGTAAATATGAATACACCATATTCTACAGTTGCTATTGAGAATAGAGTTGCTTCTATTCTAGTTAATGATTATGAAGGAGATTTATTACCACTAGCACCAGAAGATGTTGAAGTAATTGAACCTCTTGATAGGGTGTATAAAAGAGAATGGGAAAGGATGAAAATTGACGATATTATCAGAGCAAGTATAGAAAATATTGCAGTTGTTCGTGAAGCATATTGTCATATTATAGTAAATGATAAGAAAATTTTTGGTGGTAGTAAAAATAAGAGAATAGGGGCTCTAGAGGCAGAACTAATTGAACCATCTAGAATATTAATAGACCCAACTGCAAGAAGTTTAAAAGATGCTAATTATTGTATAGTTTTAGGAAGAATTAGTAAGAAAGAAGCCGTAGAAAAATATAGTAAAATTAGAGATTTAAAAGAAGAAACATCATCAGGCACACCAGCTGGTAGAGGAGAAATTTATTATGATAATGATTATAATACTTCTCAAGAAGATGTGTTTGATGTTTGGAATATTTATATAAAAGAAAATGGTAAAATAAAAAAAGTAAAACTTATTAATTGTATAATAGTAAGAGAAAGTTTCATAGATATTGATGTTTTCCCTATTGCACAAATAAGATGGAAAAAAGCTGCACAAAGTTGTTATGGTATTTCTCTTATGGACCAATTATTATCTTTACAAAAAGCAATTAATTCTATAGAGAGTGCTATTACTAATACTGCTATTGCTTATGCAGCTCCAAGTATGATGGTTGCTAAAGGTAGTGGTGTAGACCCTAAAGTAGTAGCAAAGTCTAATGGAGCTCCAGGTATTGTATATTCAGTAAATGGAAATTTAGATAATGCTATTAGACCAGTAGTTCCTCCTAAAATTCAAGATGAAATTCTTGCTATTAAACAAGATTTTGAACTAAAAATTAGAGAAATTTCTGGAAACTCTAATCAATTTATGGGTAATATTGGTACTGCTGCTAACACAGTTGGTGGTGCTGAAGTTGCTGTAGAGAGAGCAAAAATTATAGAAGTTAATATATTAAATAATATTAGAGAATATGTTGAAGATATTGTTAATATAATTGTTAAATTCATAATTAAAATGTATCCAGATGCTGAATTATCTTATGCTACAGGAAGAGATGGAAATGGTCTTTACACATTTGACAAAATAAAAATGCCAAAGAAGAATGATATGAAAAATCTAGAGTATAAATTCTATATAGAACTTGATAAGAAAACTCAATATAGTAAGGATAAACAAAAACAAGAACTTATGGACTTATATCAATTTGAAAGACAATATGATGCTCCAGTTAAGACAATTACTGTATCAGATATTATTAAGAACTCAGATTTAGTTAATAAAGATGAGATAATTGCTAGATACAATAATGAAAATTATGCTTCTGCTGAAGAGAAAGCTGAAACAACAATGTCATTAGTTCAAACAGCTAGTGCTTTACAAATTCCTGATGAATTAGTAACTCAAGCAATTACTGAATTATATGCAGGTGGAAATGAACATCCAGCATTAGATGAATTAATGAATGCTATAGAACAAGGTTTTCAAGCACAATTAGATGTTGCTAATGAACAAGCAGATATGGGAGCAATTTCTCAAGTAGACGCAAATAGTATGCAAGACCCAACTGCAGGTTTAGACCCTACAGCTGTAGCACAAGCAGAAGAAATGATAGGAAGTGGACAAGTACCAATGTAAATTTGGTACTTTACAAACTTCTTTTCTTTTGTTATAATGATATTGATAAATAACGTGGTCGTACCTATACGACTATAAATAAGTTAGTGTGAAAGGAAGTTGTTTATGGAAGAAAATGTTTTTGGAAGTATGGAAGATATTGATGCAAAGTTAGATGAAGAGTATGGCAAAGAAGTTGCAACAGAGCCAACTGAAGAAGTTAATGATGTATCAGTAAATGAAAATACTATTGGGGAAACTGAAGAAGTTTCAAAAGAAGTGCCTGAAAAGGAACAAGAAGAGAAGGTTGAAGAACCAACTCAAGTGGATGATGAAGGTAAGTCTGATAATAAAAAAGATTATGCTTTTTCAAATTTAAGAGCTGAAAATAGTTCTCTAAGAAAAGAAAGAGACGATTATAAGGCAGATAGTGATTATTTAAAGGAACTTGCTGCTAGTTATGGTTATGAAGATGTTTCTAAGTTTCAAGAAGCTATAAGAGCAACTCGTTACCAAAAGGAAGCAGAAGATAAAGGTTATGACCCAATACTTTATAAGAAAGCTATGGAAGCCGAAAGAAGAATTGCAGATTTAGAAAGAGAAAAAGAAGAACAAAAAACTCAGATACAATTAGATAGGTTTCAAGACGCACTAAGTAATGCCTCAAAAACTTATGGTATAGATGAAAAAGATATATTACAAAGATTAGAAAATGAGGGTGTTACTGTTGAAGAAATTTTATCTTCTAATAATCATAAATTATTAATTAATGGTGTATTAGTAGATGAAATTAAAAATAGTGCTAAGCAAACTCAAATAAATGACCTTCAAAATCTAAAAAATTTAGCTGAGGATAAAAATGAACAAGGTGGTAAGGTTACTACTGTTACCATTGAAAGTTTAATAAGTGATGACATAGCTAAATACAAAAAAGACAATTATTTTGATTAGAAAGGTTAGGTGAGTTTTATGGCTGCTGCAAATACTACATTAGCTATATTACAAAGAAACGGTTTATCCGTTGATGAATATTTTTCTAAAAGATTATTAGAAATGATTAAATTAGAAAAATCAAACTTTGTATTCACTGAACTAGGTGTTGCTATGAGCCTTCCTAAAAATGAAGGAACTAAAACATTTACAGTTCGTAGATACAACCATTTACCAGTTGGTGACCACAAATTAACAGAAGGTGTACCTCCAACTGCATTAAGACCAGAAGGACATAAGGTTAGTGGTACTATTAACCAATATGGTGCTCTTATGGAAGAAACAGATGTTGCTGCTGATATTCACTTTGATAATATTAAAACTATTTATCAACCAGAATTAGCAAGACATGCTGCTGAAGTTATTGAAAGAAATGTTATTGATAGTTTTTCTGATGCTGGAGAATATTACGTTGGTACAAACATTGATGATGTTGATGATTATACTAATCTAAATGCTGCTACATCTACAGTAACATTTAAAGATTTTAGAGTTGTTGCATTATCAATGAGTAATGCTAATAGAAAAGGACATCAAAGATATGGTGGAAGATTTGTTGGTGTTATGCATCCAAATGTAATGAATGACCTACTTGATGACCCAGTATTAGTAAATAAATTATTAGTTCCAGGTAATGAAAATGGACCTATCAAACAAGGAACATTAGCTAAATATATGGCTTATGGAATGTACTTTACTGACAGTTTAATTTGTCCAGTTGAAGCAAATACAAATAGTATTAATGTTTATACTTCTTATGTATTAGGTTTCCAACCATATATGGTATTATCTTTAGGAAATGCTAATGTTAAATTCTATGATACAGGGTTCACTGCTGACAAAGCTGACCCACTAGCACAAAAATCTACATTTGGTTATAAATTATGGACTGGTGCTAAAGTTATTGACCCAATGGCTATTACAGCTGTTTATAGTACAAGTGCTTATGATATTGCATTATATGATGACACTAACGATACTATTGGTAAGGCTGCTGACCAAACTGATGTAAGTGGTTCTTAATAACTAATACATATAACTACTCTTGAAAAAGAGTAGTTTTTATTTTATAATTAAACTAAGAGGTGGTTAGATGAAAATTGCATTTTATATTTCAAATATAAATAAAATTGGTGGTGTTGAAAGTTGGATATATTATATAGGACAACTTTATGGTGAAGGTAGAGACATCACAGTTTATTATTCAACAGGTGATGAAATTCAAATAGAGAGACTTAAAAAAGTAGTAAAGGTGCGTAAATTTTATTATCAAAATATATCTTGTGATGTTGCTATTTTTTGTGTAAATACACCAGATAGTGAAATATTATGTTTTAAAGCTAAAAAAGAAAGAGTACAGTTTATACATGCTGTTTATTCTGTCGCTTATAATATAAAAGAATTAAAAGCAAACCCATTAATAGATAGATATATAGCAGTTAGTCAAACTGCAGCAGATGATTTTTGTAATCTTACAGGTTTTATGCCTGAAGTTATGTTTAACCCAGTGTATTTAGAAAAACCTAAAAGAATATTAAAACTTATAAGTGCTACTAGAATTAGTAATGATAAAGGTTCTATTTGGGAGAAAATGCAGATACTTGCTAAAAAATTAAAGTCTGCTAATGTACCATTTATATGGTTAGTATTTACAAATAATACTAATGTTAAAACAGATATTGAAGGTTTGATTTTGATGCCATCTACATTAAATATAACAAATTATATTGCAGAAGCAGATTATCTTGTTCAACTCTCAAAAACAGAGGCATTTGCTTATAGCTTGGTTGAAAGTTTAGCTCTTGGTACACCAGT